GGGCCAGAACTTGTGGGCTGCTTACAATACGCTGACTGATTGGTCAACTCACTTTACTCCTGAAACAACAAAGAGAACTCCAGTTGTGGACATGCCAATGGTTTCTTACAAGAACTCTGAAACTGTTCGAAGCATTGTAAGTGATACATCTTTGTTTAAAATGGCGGCTTAGTTCTCCTAAGATCCTGAGTATGATATTAAACTGCTCACTTTAAAATTAATAAGGGGACATTATGGTTTTAAAAAAAGGCGATAAGGTTGTACATTGCGGAGCTTTTCATACTGAAGATCCTAAAGTAATGCGTGTAACTGGAATTCAAAAAACTTCTTTCGAAGTAATTGAAGATGAACTGATAGATGAAATAGAATGGGATGATTTTAAAGCAACACCAAAAGAATATGTTGTTGATTTTCAAGGTGGTGGTTGGGCTTATAATTATCAAATCTATAAACTTGGTTGGAGTACATCTATATGAAAATGGGATACATTATAGAAAATAAATCTAATCAAGAGTTAGCTTGGAATAATACTACCCAATCGTGGGAGTCTGAAGATTTTGACACTTTCAGCAACCAAGATAGAGAAACCCTTACGCTTCCTGTTAATGGGAAGTGGATAAAAGTTCTTTGGAATTTGGAGGTGGAGTGAGTATGAAACAGATAACTCTTGATGCGAAGGATGCATCACCATCTGAAGAAGGCCCAATAGATGAAATGGTTCTTGACTTCCTTATTGATAAGGGTATAATCCCATCTAGTTTTAGATGGAAACTTGTGATTGAATACGAGGAGAATGTAAAGTGACACAGATAGATATAGCAGGCCCTGACGGTAATGCATTTAGTTTAATAGGTTGTGCAAAAAACTTTGCCAAACAACTCGACATGGATGGTAATGCAATTACAAAAGAAATGATGGCAGGAGACTACGATCATCTTCTCGATACATTCGAGAAGCACTTCGGATCTATTGTTGAAATAGTGGGGAGAGATTAAATGAGTGCAACAGATTACAACGCTGAAATGATGGAAGCATTAGATGATGCTTGGGCAAAGCATTGGGCTTTTAATTATAATGCTGTACCTAATCGCAAATTGTTTTATAAGTTTGCTCGTTATCTTAGACATGAGTTTGATGATCATGATATAAGGTCTGAAATAGATACTGTAATTGCTGACCAGTTTCCTTTGTTTTTAGACTACTTGGTAGGTACATAATGTATACTACACATACTTTGTTATCTCTGAAAGATCAACTTTTAAATCCTAAAAGAAGCGATAAGTTTCAAATGCCTTTTTATTTAGAAGGCTGGCGAATATGTGATGTATCTATTGGATCTAAAAAATGTAGAGTAGTACCTATAAATAAACGAGGCAGTAAAACTTTCACACTTTTTAAATTAAAAGAACAACTTCAAAAACATTACTGGACTGCTGCAAGAACTGACGCTACTCTAAAAGCATGGAGTAATGGTAAAAGAAAACGCCCTAAAAATTGGCAAGAAGATTACGCTTGACAGGGTTAGACCTGTCGGGTATAATGTGTGACGAAACCAACCAACGGAGAAATATATATGGCTGTACTTGAAGGAACTGCATATTGGGCTTTTGTGAAAACGCCTAACACTAAGTTCGAACCTACATATAGTGTCAATCTTGTAGTTGACAACGAAACTGCATCTGATTTTGAAGATCGTGGTTTCACTGTCAAGCAAATGGATGAAGGCCCTGCTGTTGTAATAAAGCGGAAGGTCAATGGCCCTAATGGTATGATTCGAAAGGCTCCAGACCTTATCGGTAGAAACCTTGAAGAGCTTGATGTCAATGTAGGCAATGGCTCGAAGGTCAGAGTTAAGTACAAAGAGTGGGAGTCTACTTGGAATGGTAGACAATTCAAAGGATTAGATTTTGTCAAGATGCAAGTCATTGATCTTGTCGAATACAATCCAGAAGGTAGTGGAGACGATGAACTAACAGCAGTAGATGATGAGGAGCTAGATGATCTATGAGCGAAGTAGAAAGTGATACCGCTAAAATGGTGTATCGAAACGATGAAACTGACTACGATGTTTCAAAGTTAAATGCTGAAGCGCAACAAGCTTTTATGTTGTTAGCTCAGTTACAGCAAGGTGCATTGCGTCAAGCTGAAATTGAGATGGCTACTTTAAGAGCAGCACAAGCTCAGTACAATTCTGTAATCAAAAGCAACCTAGATGAGGAGGCTAGGATAAATACTGACGAGCCAGTTGTCGTTGAAAATAGCGAAGACTGATTAAAACAACAGGGCTATTAGATTTCTAGTAGCCCTATTTTAATAGGAGAATGTATGGCCTTTGTTAAGTATCACTTACCATGTCCTGAATGTGGTGGTAGCGATCCTGTTTCTCTTAATGAAGATGGTAGCGGCTATTGTTTTAGCTGCAACACTCACATAAAAGATTACTATGGATCTAATCAAAATGTTTCAGACATAAAAACTTATCAGAGAAATTCAATGAATACTTCAGAAGGTTCTTTCAACGAACTGACCGACAGAAATATCAGCATAGATACCGCCAAGAAATATGGCGTTAAATCAGTGTTGAATTCTGATGGTTCAATTAATTCACACATCTATCCCTACTACATTTCAAATGAAATGGTAGGTTCTAAAATACGATTGACAGAAAACAAAGAGTTCCAATGGAAAGGTACTAGCAAAGGTACTGGTTTATTTGGTCAGAATTTATTTGGAACCAATGGTAAATTTATAACCTTGACTGAAGGTGAGTGCGATGCGATGGCAGCTTATCAAATGCTAGGTTCTAAATGGCCTGTTGTATCAGTTAAGAATGGTGCAGGAGGTGGCGTTAAAGATGTCAAAGAAAATCTTGAATACTTAGAATCATTTGAGTATGTTGTCATTGCATTCGATAATGACAAGGTAGGCAAGGACAATGCAAGAAGAGTAGCTAGAGTTTTAAAACCCGGAAAGGCTAAGATCCTAACACTACCTGAAGGATACAAAGATCCTAATGACATCCTCAAGCAGGGCCGTAATCAAGCCTTTGTTAATTCTTGGTGGGACTCTAAGATTTACACACCCTCTGGTGTCCTCAATATTTCCGACAATCTATCCAAGTATCATAATCGAGAGAAGAAAGAATCTATTCCTTATCCTTGGGAAGGATTAAATAATAAGCTAT